CCCAAAGCATAAGGCAGTAGTGAACTATCGGCAGACCATCTATAACTGGCTTCAACGGCGCACCTATAAGTGGAATCAATCGCAGAACCTATTACCAAGTGTTGATGTACCCAAGTTTAAACAAGAGTATCACGAGCATAACTTAGCGTTCCACGACCTAGTGGATTCATTGGTGATGGACTACGATTCAATCGTATCGGATATGGCTTTCAAACAAGGCACTATGTTTAATCGTGCGGACTATCCCACAAAGGAGCAAGTAGCTAGTAAGTTCAGTCTCAATCTCTATGTGTCCGAAGTACCGACGAACGACTTTAGATGTGGCATAGCGCAGGACATCGCTGATGATTTGTTTACAACACTCAGTAATCAAGCGCAAGGGATCATAGATTCGATTGCACAAGAACAGTCAGAGCGCATGATCGAGGTGATGCAATCTATAAGTCATTGCTGTGGGCATGATGAGTCAGAGGTCAATGGCGAAGTTAGAACCAAGCGTCGCAAGATATACGACACGACGATTCAGAAAGCATTAGAAATGTGCGAAAGTTTTAAGCGATTCAATCTTAAGAATGATTCAGGATTGGAGCAAGCAAGGGCATCGCTAGAGAAAGTTTTAAATGGTGTTAAAGCAGAGGACATCCGTGATTCCGATGCGGTGCGCCACCACGTCAAAGAAGGCATAGATGACATTTTAGGTAAGTTCGGTAGTTTTAATTGTGCATAGGAGATTTTATGGATGAAGCATTAACGCAGTTTTATGAATGGAAAGAATGGGCAATACCATTCACCCCCGAAGGGGAAAAGTTGTATGAAGCGCAGAAGACAGGCTGGTTGGCTTGTTGGGAATTTTTAACTAATAAAAAGGAGAAGTAAACATGGCAACAAAAATGAATTTCAATTCAACAGTATCTATCAAAGAACTACGCAAAGTCATTCCGTTAATAGGTTCAGAACTCACACCGATCATACAGTCCGAGCCAGGTTGCGGTAAGACCACGCTATTAACTATGATTCGTGAAGATTTAGGCGATGGGTATGACTATATCTATGTAGATTGCCCCGTTAAAGATATGTCGGACATAGGTATGACTATTCCTAACCACCAAACCCAATCACTTGAATACTATGTGTCCTCGTTGTTCATGCTTGATAGTCCTAAGCCAAAGGTCATTCTGCTCGACGAGTTTATGAAGTCACCCAAGTTGTTGCAAGTAATCTTTACTCGCTTGATGTTAGAGCGAATGGTAGGTGATCGTCCACTACCTAGTGGATCAATAGTTTTCGGTACATCAAACAATGCAAGCGATGGGGTCGGCGATACGATGCTCGCTCATGCTGGTAATCGTGTATGCATTATGGAGATGGCAAAGCCTAGCGTAAACGAATGGTTGGAGTGGTCATCAGCTAATGGTATTTCTCGTGTTGTTCGTGCGTTCGTTGCGATGTTCCCAAGAGTATTGGCATCGTATCGTAATGGAGACCAAGATGATAACCCCTATATCTTCAATCCTAAGAAAACCCAGTTGTCATTCTGCTCCCCTCGTTCATTGGCGAAGTGCGATGTGATCGTGAAGAATAGAGACATCCTAGGTGATAACGCTACGATGGTTGCATTGGCTGGGACAATCGGTGCTAGTGGTGCTGGTGATATGTCAGCGTTCTTATCGCTAGAGAGAACTCTCATTGATGTAAAGGATATTATCAAAGCCCCCGAGTTGGTCAAAGTACCCGACGAAATATCAGCGCAGTTAATGATTATGTTTCAAGCGGTTGATGTGCTAGAGACTCAAGACGAGTTGACTAAGTTCATGTCGTTCGTCAATAAGATTCCTAGTTCAGAGGTTCAAGCGGTGTTCTTCACCATGATGATGCGTAATACGAAGTCTATTAAGTTGGCTCGCAACAATTTGCAGATCGCAGAGTGGGCTAAGAATAATCACGAGTTGTTTTAATTAACGATCCACGAGGAGATGGAAATGGAATTTAGCGTAGCCGAACAGTTCTTAATGGGGTGGGCTTGTCTCACCACGATCTTATTCATTTACATAAGGGAGAAGTATCACAGAGCAAAGGATGCCCATAGCAAGGTGGCAGTTCTCTTAGCTAAGGTATGTATGGGCGATGTTAAACCAAAGCCTGTTAAGGATGGGTTCATTAGTGTTGAAGATGACAACATGAGAATGGTATTCAAAAAGAAAGAAGATGAGGTCGAACTATGATTGCGAACAAGCAAGAAGTTAGATTGAAGAAAGCGCATATCGCTTTGATGAAACACCCTGAGACTGCTCTCTATTCGGGCGTGATGTTGATGGGTAAGAGTGAGGTGAGTGATGAGTTCTTTACAGCATACACCAATGGTGTGGACAAGAGATACTCTAAGCCATTCCTAGAGACTATCAGTAGTGAACCCAAGTTGCGTGGCTTAGTCCTCCATGAGAATCTTCATGTGGCATTGAAACAAATCCCGCGAGGTAAAGATATGTTCAAGGAAGATTCTAAGATTGCAAACATGGCGGCAGATTTTGTAGTCAATGACATCATCTATCAGATCAAGGGTCATGTGATGGGTGGTAGCGAGCGTGTCGTAGAGTTGCCTGATGGTGCGTTGCATGATTCGTTCTTTCGTAACTGGTCGATGCGTGAAGTCTATAACCATATCCGCAAAGAGAATCCTCAGAGACAGAAACAATCAGGTAGCTCATCTGGTGGAGAGGGTGGAGACGATGAGCAAGATAGTCCTCCATCATCGGGTGGATCGGGAGATAAAGACGACGGCAAGATCAAAGCTAATGGCAAAGAGTATGACATGGGCGGTGATGGGTTCGACGAGCATGACTGGGAGAACTACATCGAAGGACTATCCGAAGAAGAGCGCAAAGAGTTGGGCGATAAGATAGATCGTGCGTTGCGTGAGGGTGGGATGTTGGCGGGTCGCATGGGTGGCAAGATGCCACGAGCAATTAGTGATCTGTTAGAACCCAAGATAGATTGGCGAGAAGCATTGCGTGAGTTTGTATCTTCAACCATGAAAGGCAAAGATGAATTCACTTGGCGCAGAATGAACAAGCGACATATGGCTAATGACATTTATATGCCGAGCATGGAGAACGAGACGATAGGCGAAGTCATTGTCGCTATTGATACATCGGGTTCGATTGGTAGTAAGGAACTTACTGAGTTTGCAACGGAACTGGCTTCAATCTGTGACCTAGTGTCGCCTGATGCGGTGAGAGTTATATGGTGGGATGCCGAGGTGCATGGTGAACAAGTCTTTAAACCTGAGCACTATCAGAACATTGCATCGCTATTGAAACCACTAGGCGGTGGCGGTACTCGGGTGTCCTGTGTAAATGAATACATCAATGAGAAGAAACTTAGCGCAGAAGCAGTCATTGTGTTTACTGATGGCTATGTGGAGCATGATGTGAAATGGACTATCAATTCCCCTACCCTGTGGATGATTACACAATGCAAAGACTTTGAACCACCAGTCGGTAAGAAAGTTATGTTTGGTGATGACTAATGAGAGAGTTGGAATTCCCTTGGATAGCAGTACCAAAAACCTCACTACTAGTGGAGATAGTAATGCCAAATGAAGAGACTAAGTGGTTTAGTGCCGATATACATGATCCAAGATTCTCACAAGACATAGCGGAGTTGTTAGGTAATACGCATGGCGCAACGGCTCATCTGTATGCGCTAGAGAAAGTCTTAGAGAGCGAGGAGCGTGACGATGTAGCATCCGTAAATTTATGGAAGGGTGTATTAAAAATTCTTGATAGAGGAGAAGCAAAATGAAAGCATTAGAGTGGAATAGATTAACTGACATTACTGTAAAAGAAAAACCTTATCGGGGAACGACAAACAGATTCCCTATCGGTAAGAGAAGTCAGAACACAAAGTGTTTCTATGTTGAGGAGCGTGGCGGTGAGAAGGTGTACGTAATTGCGTACGGACTTAGATATAAAGAACACTATCACACCAAGGAAGAGTACGAAGCTAATACATCAAAGATTATTTGCCGAGACTGGGATGCAGACGAGTCCACTAGGTATGTAAGTTATACAACACAGCCAAGAGAGTTAGGCATAGTGCGTTCTGACAATACCTTTGAATTTACAAATGCTGGCTATGGTCAAGGTGATAATCAGATCCTAAGTAGCTGGTCGTATGGATGGTTTTATAGGAGTTCACGGCATGGTGGAATGGTATATAAACATCATAGCAATGGCGAAGCAAGATTCCATCCGATCTTTAAAGGTATGAGGATTAACTGCGATACGATGATGCCAGCCAAGGGTAGCGAGTACAAGGTAACTGGTAAGCGGGTTAGTCGCAAAGATGCTAGTGAGTTTCTTAAACGATACTCAGATTTCTACACAATCAATGAGGTCATGTTCAAGACTATGGAGATGGATAACTTTATAGAAACGGCGATTGATGTAGCTAACGAGTGCGGTATTAGTTTTGATACTTGGGGTTTATCGCAGGGCGATATAGATAAGCTAGTAGAGTTTGCAAACAAGTCACTAAACTCTGCACCTCTGGATAGCTGCTCAGCGTTCGCTCTCGCTTATAACATTCAAGATACATACGCTCGTGTGCGCCACAAGCAACATAAAGGTAGTTACTATTTCAATCGAGAACTTGACCTAGAGACTTTGTTTTCCAACATCAAGCGCAGACTAAACAAAGAGCTGTATAAAGCTAACCCATCGGTAATGAAACCCATTGAGTATGAAGCTGGTAAGTATTATCCGCCAAGCGAGTGGGGTGTAGAGATCACAGTCGATGGCAAAGAAGTGGAGCAATACTGATGGACTATGTATTGAGACTAGACGAAGATCCACGGGGTAGTGGATTACCATTTAAACAGTACGTGGTTGAAGACAAAGCGCACACACTACTTAGTAAAGCTGGTCGTCACATAAAGTATTCATTTCCCAATGGGTATGGGCTATCAGTTGTAATGGGTGGTTTGTTTTATACAGACGAGTTAAGACCCTATGAAGTTTGCCCACTATATAAAGATGATTTGATATACGGCGCATTAGATCCTAATAACGAGGATGTGTACCCTTATCAGACTGACGAAGAACTGATGATTATGATTGCCAAACTAATTGCATTACCAACACTAGGAGAAAGCAAATGAACTACATGGTAGAAGGCTTTGAAAGCGAAGGACTAGCGGAGTTGATTGATAACGCACCAGCTAAGAGACTAATACAAGAACTGAACTTTAAGTATGGTATGAAAGTATTAAGTGCCAAGGTAGCTAATAATATTGGTTATGCGCCAACCGAGTTTTATCTCACAGAATCTACTGGTGCGTTTGTAGTTGCTAGGGTGTGGACACACAAAGAAGATGGACTTGATGTATATAACTATCGCTCACCATTCTATCGTAAGGATCGTGGCTCAGACACCGCAGATAGAGAGACTATATATAGTAAGAAACTATCAACCCTGATGTCTACATTGAAACGGCAAAATGTCGTTCCATCCCTTGATGGATTGCTAAAGAGCAGACACGAAGATGCCTTTAGATCAGGGGTTCATGCACTTCATAATCACTATGGTCGGCTACATAAAAATCATGATCTTGATACAGAGGATGTACATGATTTATTAAGAGCAGTAGTAGGGGAAACTCCTGATACATTAGATAAAAATAAATGTAAAGAATTGCTTGACAAATTTAATGAGGTAGATAAAATTAAGGCTGAAAGAGATCAGGACATTGCACGATTTTTTGATAACGAGTTTTACGCAGTAGGCGCAGACGGCTTTGGTGATCTAGTGATTGGGACTTTGAAGAAGAATGATGCACACAGAAAGTTTGATGTTATTAAACCATTTAAGCGTGTTAAAGACTTATCAAATCATGAGGAGATTCAACCTATCATGCTAATGAATAAAGTAATTGCTGAGAGTAACGATGCTAAGTTGTATGGTGGCTATGTCATATCGGCTAATAGTTACTTACCTGATCTTGATATTGCTACCGCTTGCATCCGTCGTGTGGATGAGTTCGATCTTACTTGGATGTTTATTCCATGCTCAAAAAGTTAAGCCCTGTGGTTCATCAATATAACTGGGACTTGTATCGTGTGCCTTTGCGTAGGATAGGAGATCACTACACCATGTATGTTGCTGATGGGTTTACTCGGGAATTCGACGAGAAGACATTACCTGACGAAGTTAAAACTAAGATGGCAATGATCCTATCTAGGCATAGGCAAATTTTGCAAGACCATGAACTAAACGAGATTGCATTGTTGGGTACTTGTCAAGACGAGGATATGCAAGAGGTGGGCTGGCGATCAAGCGACAGTTGGTTTGTCATAGTGTTGCCGTATGCATCGTTAATGAAACTAAGAGGGGAAGATGATGGCGATGACACCCGAAGCTAAGGTTAAGAACAAGATTAAAAAAGTATTGAAAGAGAAAGGAATTTATTATGCGATGCCAGCGACAGGGGGTTATGGGATGAGTGGTGTGCCTGACTTCTTAGTTTGTTATAAAGGAAAGTTCTATGGCATAGAGTGCAAGGCTAATGGTGGTAAGCCTACTGCTTTACAGATGGATAACCTAGATCGTATCGAAGCAAGTGGTGGGTATGCCCTTGTGATTGATGACACTAATGTAGATATGTGGATGAAGGAGTTATTCGAGTGAGAGCCGAAGAAGAATATATGAAGTGGTGCGATGGGTATTCACCGAGCACAGAAGAACGCAAAGCCTATATAACTGGCTTCAATCGAGCAGTTGAGTTGATGGAAAACTTTTTAAAGGAGAAGCAAAATGAAACTAGCAAACGTATTTCGTAAGACCCATCTACAACCAGTAGAACCTAAAGAGCCTGAGAAGAAACAACCTCTAGCGATAGATAAAAGTTCTAAATTCGTTTACGCAAAGGGTTCTGATGTCATGAAGACTTTTAAGCGACATGGCTTTGTGCCACCTAGTGAGTATCGGAATGACTATCTGTTTAAACAGAATCGTGAGATGACCAATGGATGAGAATGATCTAAGAGATTGTTTTGCGATGTTTGCATTGTTGCGTATGTCATTTGGTGATACGGATATTGCGTATAGTAATGGCGCAGAAAAGTGTTACAGAATAGCAGACGCAATGCTTGAAGCAAGAAAGAAAACACCCGACTTGGGTATAACCGCAGTAAAACCAAAAAGGAGAAGTAAGTATGAGAAAGAAGCTAACTAATAAAGACAAAGTACTACGATTCATTAGGTCGAATCCCAATGCAAAAGCATCTGATGTAGCGTTTGCTACTCATGTGCCAGTCAATAGCGTGTATCAGATAATGCATAAGGCAAAGAAAGAAGCGGGAGTTAAACCATCTATTCCTATGGCTGACATCGTATTTAAGATTCCACGAGGTCGTGGAACAGAACCTAAAGCCGATGCCGTCAACCACCCAGCGCATTACAAAGTGGGTGGGATTGAAACGATTGACTACATCGAAGCTAAGAAGCTGAACTACAACCTAGGTAACGTCGTCAAGTATATCTCTAGATCAGACTACAAAGGTCGCAGTCTCGAGGACTTGAAAAAAGGTATGTGGTATCTGAAACGTGAAATCGAAAGCATGGAGAAGTGTGGATGAAAACACTAATCGTTATAACTTTGTTATCACTTAGTGCGTTGGCTCACGCAGTTGTCGTGTGTGAAGTCGATGGTAAAGGTCGTATGTGTTGTTGGGACACAGAGAAAGACGGAGTATTTAAACCTCTATCTTGTATGTGATTTCTAAGGGAGTCGGGTTATGCCCTGCTCCCTATTTTTGTATCTATCAACCCTCTTATTTAAGGAATTAAAATGAATGAAAACGATAAAGCAGTAGACCTAGCTGGCATTTGCGGTGGCGGTGTTGGCATTGTGTTGGCAAGAATGGACTCGCACCCTGAGGAGTTCCATGCGAATAGTGAAAAGTGGAAGTTCATCTATAAAGATTATTTCCGAGATGCTATGAACGAGACTGAGAAGGGCATGATCTTTGACAAGATTAAAAAGATCCGTCAAGACGAGTTCAATCAGATGGTGTTGCAGACCCTAGTGCCACCCGAAGAAGATATAGAAGAATACGAAGAAGAAGATGAAGATGATTGGACAGGAGCATTTGGTCAACCACCAGTAAAACGTGCGGGTTCTAGAGTGAGGTACAAATAATGAACGGCGGAGTAGAAATATTACTGGCGAGGATGAAGACCCACCCCGAGGAGTTCTTTAATCATGGTAGTCGTTGGGTAAATCTTATTATGGATTTTGAGGGTTCACTTGATAAAGCCGATTACGAGAAACTAACAGATGGTATAGCTAGGTGTCGTCAAGAAGAGTTTACACAGAAGGTAATGAACAAACTGATTGGCGAAGAGCAAGAAGATAGAGAACTAATGGAGAAATTCAGATGAACGCAGGAGTTGAAATACTTTTACAAAGACTTAAAGATAACCCCGAGGACTTTTCAGTAGACCCTACGATGTATCGTCATGATCCTAAGAAAAATATATGGAGTCCTTTCTTGGGTGAGGTTCTTAATACAGAGTACTTTACCGACGAAGAAAAACAAGCGGTTAAATCAGCGTATGACAAAGCAAGGCGAGAGAACTACACCGAGCGCATTATGAAAGCCCTTGCTGGAGAGGATGAAACGAGTGACGAGGGAAAGTCATTAAGAGTCACAAGCCCCCCCTCAACT